TTCATAGCCGCAGCCATAGCCGGGTTCTCCGGGGCGATCCCAAGGCCGCCAAGGAAGCCAAGGCACACGTCCAGAGCCGTGTCGCCGGTAGGCTCGTAGGCTACCGTGTCAACGGTGCCGTCAGCGTTATTCTCGACGGTAGCAGCCGGGGCATTACCCTCGGTGCCTTCGCCTTCGCCCAGCTTAATGTCAATATTAGCGGGCGGGGTGTCTGCGGCCTTAGCCTCAGGGTTCGGGGCTTGCCCGTTATCTGCCGTTGTACCGTCCGCGTTTGCGGCGGGAGCTTCGTCAGCCATTCTTATCCTTTAGCATTTGCGACCGCGATCTTACCCGCAGTCTCCACTCCGCTTTGCGCGGCGTTCATTTCAGCCTCAGCAGCCATAGCTTGCTGTTGCTCAGCCGCCACTTGCTGCGGGGGCTTAACGTAGTTGTCCACCTTGATCCTGCGCGGGGCCGCTAGGGCCTTAGAGATTTCGTCCACCTTGAGGGTAGCCAGCAGGTTAGGCGGTAGGTTGTTCAGTGCGGCTAGGTCAGCCAGCCAGAGCCTAAGCTCCTCTAGGTCCCCGCTACGCGACAGCGCCTCAAGGCCGGTCACAATAGACGGACGAACTCCCCTGCCTTGAATGGTCAGGTTCACTAGAGCCAGCAGCCAGTAGGCCACAGGGATTTGGAAGTCCACGGCTAGACGCGAGTAAGCGCCGCCGAGAGAGGTTTCAAGCTCGGTCGCCTGCATACGGATTTCTTCCGCCGTAACCCGCTCAGCATCCCGCGTAACAGCGGAGCCGAGCAGGAAGCCACGGGCGATACGATTGACGTACTCCCCGTTGACGTTCATCACGATTTGCAGGTCTGAGTGCTTATCCGTCCTAACGAGGGACAAGTCCCCCTCCACGCCGGGAAGCGCAGCCCCGTTCTCACTTTCCTCGAAGTCCTCGATACGAGTGAGGCCAGCGGGGTTAACCAGCCAGCGGAACTCAGAGGACAGAATAGCCGCAGCCACTTGCGCCTTAGTCAGCGCGGACAGTGCAGCGAAGTCCCCCTTGTAATCCTCGACAAGGCCGGTGCCGTAGTGTGCCTCATCCGAGAGGTCCCACGTCAGTACGCGGAAGGGGAGGCGATCCTCAGGCCACTTGCCGTCGAACTTCTTAGGCAGGCGGAACTCGTCAACCCACTGGCTCATGTGGTAGTCGCCGTCGGCGCTACGTTTAATCCAGCGGTAGAGAGTAACCTCCTTGTCCTCGGTGTAGTGGTAATACCGGGAAGCCTGCTCCTGAATGTCAGGACTAAGCTCATCGAACATGACCTTATCCGCGATCAGAAGCTCAAGCACGCGTCCCGACATAGAGCGCCGAACACAGTACTTCTTGATCCCGATGACGCGGGCGTCGGTCTTATTAGACAGGTCCAGCAGGGAGTTGCCAAGCACGATAAGCTGCTTAATCGCCTCAAACAACTTAGGCCGTAGGGCCAGCTTGTCTAGTTCGGCAATAGCTTCTTTCTCGCCTTGGGCCAGCATTTCCGTAAGCTGTGCTTCCGTGATGCCTAGCCCTTCTAGTTCGGCCTTAAGCGCCCTATCAGGGTCCAGCCGGAAGAACGGACGGCTAGGCGCAAACAGCGCCAGCATGATCTTGTTAGCCAAGTGGTTGACCGCCTGAGCGCCCACAGCTTGAAAGTCGTGGTTAAGCTCGCTGGTGTTCTGGTCGTATCCACTAGGCGTGCAGAGCTTAGGCAGCGTGAACGCAGCGTAAGTCTCGCATCGAGTGATGAACCCTCTACGAAGTCCATCCATCTGTGCCCAACGGCCAGACGCATTGCCAGCGTTTGCCACAGGCTCTCCTAAATCTTGATGCCCGAACCGGGCGTGGTCGAGGACATAAACTTGGCCCTCGTAGTCTTGCGGCGTTTCGTAACCGGATCAATCTCGACAGGGGCCGAGGCGTCCGAAGTCAGCGTAACGTCCACTTGTCCCGTAGGACGATTGAGAAGTTCAGCAGCAAGGTCCGAGGCACGCGACTGCGCGATCATCGTCTGTTGCTGGCTTACAGCGGCTTGCGCCTGTAGGCGTTGTTGCCGCGCCTCCTCAGCCGCAGTCTCCCGCATAGCAGCGGCAGAAATCTTAGCGGCCTTCTTAGCGCCAAAGAGGTCGCACATTATACGTCCTTAGTTAGAACTTGGGCCTCAGCCCGATAGCCCTCAGTTTCGTACAGGGAGGCAACAGCGGTGTCATTACGAGCTAGGGCTGTGCCTACTCCGATCATAACCGCTCCTGCTTCCCGTGCACGTTCCTCAAGGAAACTGGTGACTTTATTGAAGGAGCTACCGCCTACCAGACGAAGTACCACGAGTTCTTGCAAGAACGGCTTATCAGTGTACCACGGGCTTCCTACGTCATAAGCTACGAGGTATGCGTTATCTACGATATACACATGCTCGTGCGTGGTGAGGAAGTCCATGACAACCTCTAGGCTTAAGTGCTTAAACCAAGTCTTAGCCTTTGAGGCTTTGGCTTTGTCAATCTGCTCTTTAGCCCGCCTCTTAATAAGAGGGTAATCCGAGGGTGTGATCCTACGCCTCAATCACGTAGCCTTCCCTAATCTTCTTAAGGACTGCTTGGACACCTAATAGATACCCAGCCTGCAAAGGCGAAGTGTCTCCGGTCACGAGAGGCGGCTGGAACGATCCCTCTAACTTGGCGAACTCCTCCGGGTTAAGCCGGAACAGTCGCGGGTGGTTAGGTCGAGACAATGTATGCTCCATAGTCTGTGACGGTATCAAAACGGCCGAAGCCGTACTCCTAGGAGAAGAAGTACGGCGACGACAGCACTTGGCTAAGGTCTAGACCCCCCTTAGCCGGGGGTTCAGGGAGATTGTGCGCGTCCGCGAACGCTTGGAGCGGGTCGTGCCGCTCGTACATTTCCACAAAGACTTCGCGGATGATCTGGTACAGCCTACCAGCATCGGCAGCGTGTGTGCCGTAGTCATCGTGGATCATAGCGAGGCTCATCCCCTCCTTCGCAGCAGCCACCGTCACCAGCTTAAGGTGCGCGGCGTCGAAACTGTGAATGAAGTTGGGGGCCACCCCGTTCTTATGGCTGTTAACGTCGGGGTTCTCACCATCGACGGTAATACGCAGGAACGCGTTACCACACAGGTTAGTGCGGATGCGGTGATTATCCTGCTCTTGATAGAACTGCCGCACCGGGAAGCCGCACGGCGCAGTCCAGCTTATGCTCTCAGCCCCGCCCTTAATCAGGGTACGGGCGGATTGTTGTAGCCAAGTCATAGCTTCCCGCGCCTTAACTACCACGTCACCAATCGCCTCCCATACGAAGTGCGAAAGGTACTGTGCGGCTTGCGCGTACTCGATCTTCTCAAACTGAGTGACCTTACCCAGCTTGAGGTAGTCCCCTACGATGAAGTCCGCGCATGAGAAGCGCGTTGACCCGTAGGGCAGCGTCATAACCGAACGCTTCACCAGCGAGCGATTAAGCCCGTGCGCCAGCCACCGCGAGCGGAACCCGCGAGGGTCCTCCTCAGCCGCCTTAAGCAGCACGGAGGCGCGGTCGGCAACCATCTGGTAAATGTCGTTAGGCAGCGGGCTGGGGACTAGGTTAGTCGCCCTGCCTCCAACCTCATCACGTAGCATCGCGGAGAAGTTTTGCAGCCCGTTACAGCTACCGTCCATCCCGATTGGGATATGGGACTTGAAAGCTGCTCCCTCACGCTTCCAACGAGCGAACTCAAAGCACCACGCGAGAAACTGCAAAGGGCTATCTGCTTCGGTCCATCCTGTGTTATCGACCGGGCTATCTGCGAAGCTAACAATAAGGTCCGCCCGGTCCTGCGCCCACTTAACGCGGTCATCGAGACTGGCCTTGTCGTAGCCCCACTTGTTCGCCCCGTGTATGCAGAACCACCGCACGGCTTCTGCCGTGCTTAATGGTTTCCCCTCGGCGAAGCGTAACAGCGCCTTCTGCATATCCGAGCCTTGGGGGGATACACCGGTCGTCTGAGCATACAGCCGCCCACGAAAATCCGCGAAGTAAACGAAGTAGATCGTCGGAAAATCGCGGAACTTGTCGGCTACAGTTGTAGCAGTATAGAACCTGCCGTACTTGGTTCCTCGCAGCTTCATCTGCGTGAACCACTCGCTTTTCTGCCGCTTCCACGCTATGAACTCCTCTAGCTGCTCAGGCGACATATCGTCAGCCTTCTGGTCAACAAGCCACTCGGGCTTAGGCGGTGCGGGGAACTCCGCTTGCGACAGGATTTCCTCCATGTCGAAGTGCCGGGCCACTTGCTTAATCGCGTCCAACATTTCCCTGTTAACCTGCCAAGCCGTGCGTTGCAGCGCGTTCATGGCAGCGTAAGGTACGGTCATGTCAGCTTCGCGGAAGTGATCCCGCCCGCCGTACGCCCTAACCGCGAAGGGCTGCAAGCGGCGCATAGCCCGCGTATGGAACCCGCCGTCATCAATCGCCACCCAATCCTTAGGCGGCTCAATGCACGGGAGGAAGTACGGGGTAGTCTCGATCACATGCTCTTTGATCTGCCCGATAAGCTCAAGCACTTCCTCGCTAAGGCGCATGTCAATGGTGTTCGTAACCTTGCTCGCGCGGGTCACGCTACCTTGGTACGTCTCAAGCATACCTAGCTTCTCAAGCTCATCCACGAGGTACGCGCCAACCTGCTCCACCCCGCTTACGCCCCACTCAGGGACGGGCACGCCGTTCTCTTTGGCCTGCATACGGAACACCGTCATGCGGTGTCGCTCGCTCTTGGACATACGCCGTCCAAGGTCATTTACGAGAGTGTGGAATAGCTCCGGGCTTTCGTTCTCAAACAGCCCCAGCATAAGCTCATGGTAGCACGCCTTACCCACCGCAGTCACCACGGTACGCGCCTTCATCATGGCTTCCCCGGTAAGCAGCGTGTTCAGCACGTTACGTACGGCGAGGAAGGCCACGGCCTCCGGGTCCATCGGTTCCAGCAGGGCTACGTGCGCCTTACGTCGTCCCGGCGTCCGCACGCTCACGTCCTCCCTAACTATGTCAGCGAGAGGCAGAATGAACCTGCGGTAAATGGCTTGGGCGTACGGGTTGTTATTGGCCCGTCCGGCTTCTTCGTTGCGGCTCATCATGCGTTCCGCACGGTGACGCCCGAAGGCGTACATTTGCGCTTCCAACGCGGCTTGCGTCAGAGGTTCATTCTGGTTCACGTTACTCCTAGTCTATGATGAAGCAGTCCCCGTGGTGTACTCCATCGGGTTTCGCCGTTAGCGGTATTACGCAGACTTTTCGATCCATGCACCAAACCTCCCACCAGCGGCAGGCCCCACAGTAGCGGAGCCAGTACAGGTGTTTAGTTCGGGCAACCTCTGGATCGACGCCCTTAAGCGTCAGGTTCGATCTTGTCATAACGGGTGCCCTTATACCTAGGCTCACGCAGCAGCCCGTCGCTGCTATAATCCATAGCGCACACCTCAACGATGTCGCCCACCTTAGGCACGTCAGCCTCGTTATGCGGGAGGCCCGAGCCTACGCCCAGCCGCTTACCTTGGAAATCCACCACGAGCTTATACACGGTGCGCCCGGTCTTTTCGCCTACGGCGGTGTTGACCTCAAGTACGCGTAGGTCGAAGCTAAGCTCGCGCTTGAGCTTGATGATCCCGCCTTCCGTACCGGAGCCACGACGCCAGCCTGCACGCGGATCACGCAGAATAAGACCGTCGTAACCGCCTTGGTCCACGAGTTCGTTGCAGAGGTCTTGCGGGTTCCCGTAGGTTCCGCATCGCCATTGCGCGACCTTGTACGTCGTGGGGTAATGCATGATGTCCAAGTGCGCGAAGCGGGCGCTGCGTCGGTCGTACGGCACGTCGCTGTACCCCGCCTCAAACTCCTCGACCTTTATAGCGTCATTGACGACTAGCTCAAGGTCCTCGTTCGGCCTAGCATTGCGGAACGCGCCGCTAATCAGGTTGAACTGATCCTTACCGGGCCACCACGCCTCACCGATAAGCACTAGGCTTTGCTCTCCAAAAGCAGCCCTAAGCTGGGCCTCCCAATGCTGCATGGACGAGTACACTTCCCCCGTGCGACTTTGCACAAGCATGGGCGCGTCAGGTCGTAGAGTGACCACGGCACAGCACCCGTCGTTCTTGGTCTGAGCGTGGTGCGTACGCCCGTACTCCTCAAGTGTAAGGCGGTTCTTCTTAATCACCTTATCCGGTGCAACCGCCTTCTGAATGATGTAGTCCTTAGCCAACAGCCTTCTCCACAGCTTCCTTAATAGACTGCATATAGGCCCCCTCCCAAGCGGGTCCGGGGTCAACTCCGTCAATGCGGTTGATTAGGCGGGCTAGCTTGCGGCTCTCCCACTCATACACGGAGGCAGGCGGGCACATGTGTTCAAGCTGCTTCATCATGGACTTAACGTCCGCGACTTCCTCAGCAACCTTGTTCCAGTTTCCCCGCCCGCGCTTAAGGTGCTGTAGCTCTACCGTCAACTCAGCCATTTCTTCAATAGCCATGTCGATCTGAGCCTCAGCACCCCACTTA